CGTGGAGAAGACTCGTGCAAGAGCCAGAACTGCTCGATAACGGTAAGATCCGCATACCGGTTCGGGTCAACGCCGGCGGAATCATTGGCGATGGGTTCGAGGACATCGGCCCCGACGATCCGCGTTTCGCTGAGTGGAGGGCATACTTGGCGGAACTCAAGAAAATGCGGAGGGAAAAGTAATGCCCTTCCAACGCTGACGCCTCCCGGACGGCTCCCTCGGCTACCGATGGGGTCCTTCCGGTAAGTGTTACCGGACGTTGGCACAGGCAGAGAAACAACGCCGCGCGATTGAGGCGGACAAGGCCAGGCGCGGAGAACGAAAATAGGCGCGGTCACTATTAGCGCCACCGAGGATAGAAACGCCAGCACTTGCGGATAAGTGCTGACGGAACGGGTCCGGCAGGATGCCGGGCAGGACACAGCGGACGACAACGGTGGGATACCCATGGAACTCAAGGCACTAGTCGATTCTCTGGACGACGTTCCCGAGTCCGATCGGGGCTACTACGTTGAGGTGGACGGGAAGTTCCGCCCCAACATCAAGCCGGCCGGTGGCTGGGCGCTCGAAGACGTCAGCGGGCTCAAGTCGGCGCTGTCAGCCGAGCGGAAGGCCAGGCGGGAAGCCGCCGGATTCCTCGCGCTCTACGGCGACTACGACGAGAAGGCGCTGACCTTCGACCCCAGGGTGGACGCGGGCGAGTACGACCGCCTCAAGAAGCAGGTGGACAAGCTCAAGGACGCCAAGCCGGACGAGAAGGCGAAGGCCGAGTGGGAAGCTCGGGTCACGCAACTCGAGGAGAAGCACACGGGCGAGTTGGGCAAGAAGGACAAGGAACTCGACCGCGTCAACGCGCAGATTCGCAAGCTCCTCATCAACTCGAAGGCAACCGAGGCCATCTCGAAACACGCCCCGAAGGCTGTCGAGTTGCTCATGCCCCACGTCGAGCGGGCGTGCCGTCTCGAGCAGGACAGCGAGGGGAACTACGCCGTCCGCGTGCTCGACGAGAACGGCAACCCGGCCATCACGCGGGGCGAGGGGACCGGCGATATGACCATCGCCGAGTATGTGGATACCGTGCTCCGGGGCAAGTATCCCGACGCCTTCCCCGGCTCCGGGGCCACGGGAAGCGGCGCAACCGGGGCGGGCACGGGTAACGTCAAGATCGACCCGAAACTCACGGCGGAGCAGAAGCTCCAGATGTATCACGAAGGAAGGGCGAAGTAATCGCCTAACACTGACAATTTCCCACATGGCGAAGAGGTGGGACACCAAGTCGCGGGCGGGATGCCTTGTGACGATCGCCGACAGGAAGAAAGGCAATCGTTGCTATGGCAGGCATCACGCTGCTGGAGGCCAACAAGCTCCGCGGCGGCGACGTGTACCGCGACGCCATCGTGGAACTGTTCGCCAAGAACTCTGATGTTCTCCTGAACATCCCCTTCAAGACGATCGCCGGGAACGCCTACCACTACACGCAGGAGAACACCCTGCCCACGGTCGGCTTCCGTGGCATCAACGCATCATGGACCGCCGGCGCGGGCGTGGTCGCCCCGCTCACCGAACACCTCGCCATCGGCGGCGGCGAACTCGACGTGGACTCTCACCTCATCCGCTCCCAGGGGATGCAGGTCCGCGCCACGCACGAGATGATGAAGGTGAAGCACCTCAGCGCCCTCTGGACCTACAAGTTCATCAAGGGGGACAACGCGACGACGTCCGCCGAGTTCGACGGACTCCAGGCGCGGCTGACCGCGTCCCACAACCTGCTCGCGGCCGGTTCCACGGCCAACGGCGACGCGCTCTCGCTCGCGAAGCTCGACAACCTCATCGACATGGTGCTCGACCCGACGCACCTCATCATGTCGAAGGCCATGCGCCGGCGACTGACCGCGGCGGCGCGGACGAGCACGGTCGGCGGGCACATCGACTTCACGAAGGACGAGTTCGGCCGGCAGATCATGCTCTATGCCGACCTGCCCGTCCTGCTCGCGGACCGACTGTCGGACTACTACGCCACGCTCGCCTTCGACGAGGCGTGCCCCGGCGGCGGGACGTCCACCGGAACCTCGATCTACTGCGTGTCCTTCCGCGACGGCGGTTGCATGGGCATCCAGAACTCGCTGCCGAACGTCAAGGACCTCGGCGAGATCAGTGGGTCGCCCGTGTATCGCACCCGCGTCGAGTGGGACTGCGGCGTTGTGATCGAGCACAAGTATGCCGCGGCGCGACTGTATGGCGTCTCCGACGCCGCCGTGACGGCCTAAGGAGGTGGCCACAACATGACTCGTGAAACCGGATACATGTACGACAGCGGCCTCGTTCTGAAGGCCGCGGGGCTCATCGCGGCATCTGCCGCGAGCGCGACGGTGATCGACCTCGGCTCCGCCTCGGCGATCGCCAAGGGCGAGATGGTCATCGAGGTGACGGCCCTCGAGATCGCCTCGAACGACGAGATCTACGACATCGTCCTCCAGGGCTCGACCGTGGCGGCGTTCGCCACGGACACGGCCATCACCGAACTCTGCGCCATCAACCTGAGCGCGGCCGAGGTGAAGAGGACGGACTGCAACAAGGACGACGCGATCGGGCGCTATGTGGTGCCCTTCACCAACGAGCAGGCCGGGACGATCTACCGATACCTGCGGGTCTACACGGTGGTCGCCGGCACGATCGCGACGGGCATCAACTACTCGGCGCGGCTCTCGGTCGCGAAGTTCCCGTAACGGGGGGGGCATGAGGCATGGCGGGGGAAAACTACGGCATTACGCCGGACATGGTCGGTCCGGACGGCAAGGTCGCCGTATGGATCATCGCGACGCAGACCTGGGAGAGGAAAGCGTCGATCGACGTGAAAGAACTGCTTCGCGTCGGTTCCGCCTCGCTTGAGGGCGACGGCAACAGGCCGGAAGATCCCCCGATGCCGAAGCAACTCAAGATCCTCTCAGTGCGCGAGGCCGCGGGCAACGCGCCGCGAAAGACCGAGGCGGGACCGGCGAGGGTTCTTGCGGACACTCCCGCTCCCGCCAAGCCTGCGCGGCGTGCTCGGCCGAGCAAGTGAAGTGATGAAGCAGGGGGGCGGGGTTCGCTCCGCTCCCCATGCTCTGGAGGAGGTAGGCCATGGCCTTTACGGTCGAGACCGGGACGGGTTCGAGCACCGCCAACGCCTACGTGAGTGTCGCCGACGCCGACTCCTACAACGTGGACCACGAGATGGACACGGATTGGAGTGGGGCGGGTGACGCGGCCAAGCAGAAGGCCATCCGACTAGCGACCCAGTATCTCGACCTCCGGTTCGGGCACCTCTGGCAAGGGTCACGCTACAACGAGGACCAAGCCCTCGCGTGGCCCAGGACGGCGTTCTACGACTACGACGGGTTCGTGGTCGAGGCCGAGACCATCCCGACCGCGCTCGCGAACGCCTGCACGGAGTTGGCGATTCGCGTGGTCAAGGGTGACGACCTGTTCCCGGTGAACGAGAATCCGGGGCTCAAGTCCCACGCCATCCACAACGCCTCGACGGGCGTTACCAAGGTCTTCGAGGGCGGCTCGGTCGGACAGGACGTCAAGGCATATCCAGTCGTGGATGCGATGCTCGCTCAACTCGTCCATAGTGGCCCGCCGCTGGAGCGTTGCTGATGATTGCCAAGGCGGAGTTCAAGGACAATGGGGTGTTCGAGGCGCTGCGGGAATGGCGCAGGAAGGCATCGAACGAAGTCCAAGATGCTGTGTCACAGGCGGTCAAGCGATTTCATCGAGACTTTGCAAGGAAGCGCCTGACGAAAACGGCGGCGTCGGTATTCGATGATGGCGGCGTGAACTCGGCGCATCTTCGCCGTGCGCTCAAGAACGAGACGCGACGCAAGACCTGGGATCATATTGTCGGCCGGGTCTACTTCCGTGGGCACTGGGAGCCTGTCGCCCGCATCCACGAAGAGGGCGGAATCATCCGTCCAAGGCGGAAGAAGTTTCTAACGGTCCCAACCGAGTACGCCAAGAAGCACTTCATGAAGTCAACGGGTCGCGTCATGAGGGCTCCGCGCATCCCTGACACATACATCACCAGAACCAAAAAGGGCGCTCTCGGAATCTTTCTCGCTCCGAAGCGGTTCGGCAGAGCAATCATGGGCAGGTCGCACCTCCTGTTTCTTCTCCTGAAGCAGGTGAAGATTCGTGCTCGGCTCCACTTCAAGAGCGATTGGAACGACTACGAGCCCCACGCCTGGAAGATCCTCGAGAAGGCCCGTGACCGCGCCGTGGCCAAGGGGAGGGCGATGTTCGCATGAGTAGCCTCGCCTCCACCATCAACGCCGCAATCGTGACCGCCTTGAAGGGCATCAACGGCACGGGCGACTACCAGAAGAACGTAGGCAACCGGGTCTACCGTCGAGCGGTGCTGCCGCAGACGGAGGACCGGCCAGCCGATTTCCCATACATCTGTTTCGGCTCCCTGTCATCCGACGAGGAGCCGTTCGACGCGAACAACAGCCAGAAGCGCGTGGACTGCGAACTCGAGCTGCGGCTGTTTGTGAAATACAACGCAGCGACCGAAGACAGCGACATCCTCGACCTCTACTCCGACGTCAAGGTGGCGCTCGAATCAGACTTTACACTGGGCGGGCTCGTCTTCGATTCGATGGTGGGCAACATGGAGGAGCCCGAGATCATGCCCGAGTTCGGCTTCACCGAGGGGCACGTCTCGTTCTCCTACACGTTCTTCCACACGATGGGCGACCCGACCACATAGCGGACAGCGACGGACAGTGACGATACCGGCCCCCCACTTCTCGTGGGTCGAGGAGATTTCGACCGGGCAGATTGCCGACTCGCCGGACGCGGGCGCGGTCATGCGCGGGCGCACGCGGGAGGGCAACGTCCGCCGGTTCCATCTCCGGTGGACCGCGGCGACGCAGACGGAGAAGGACCAGATGGCGGCCGAGTGGGCGGCGACGTACGGGCCGGCCGGGACGACGACCTACACGCCCGCGCCCATCGGCGAGGGTTCGCCCGTCACCGTCCGCATACTGAGTTTCACGGCGTCCATGACGGGACACCTATGGCGCATGGACGCCACCTTAGAGGAAGAGTTCACGCCTTACTAGGAGGCTTCGGGAATGGCCAACGAAATGCAACAGGCCCGCGAATCCTTCATCGGGATCAAGGTAGAGGGCACGCCCGGCTCTGACCCCGGAGCCTTCGTGGCCGGCGACCTTGTTGTCCGGGTGATGAGCGACCCATCGTATGCTCTGAACCCTGACGTTCACGAGGTGGATTCACTCGGGGACGACTACTTTCAGTCCACCCTGCTCGGCGCGGTCCGGGGGACGATGGGGTTCCAGACCTTGCTACAGGGCACGGGCTCGAGCACGGTGACGACCGTCCCGGCGTTCGCCTTGGCGCTGAAGTTGGCGGGGATGCAGGCGACGAACTGCGAGACGATTGCCCACGGCGGCACGACCGGGACGCCGATTCCCGGCGAGACGTTCACGCAGGCTTCCACCTCGGCAACCGCCGTCTTCATCCGGAACAACTCGGGCGACACGGCGGCGTTCGTACAGACCATCAGCGGTGCCGAGGACGACTCGAACGTCTGGACGGGCGGGGTGTCCGGGGCGACGTTCACGCCGAGCGCGGTTGGGGCGGACTACGGCTGCGTCATCTTCCCCGACAACACGCCATCCACCTACAAGGTCGGATGGACCTCGCGCACGCTCGGCTCTGCGACGGACGGCGAGACGCAGTTCCTGCTCGGCTGTCTTGGCGGGTGGTCGCTCTCTCACGCGAGCATCGGGGCACCGGGCCTGTTCGACATCTCGGTCAACGGGCGGCCCGCGGCGGCAGCCCAGGAGCAGTTCGCATCCATCCCGGCCGTGACCTACGACGCCGGTGACGTCGCCGGGTTCCGCGGTGCGGCGTTCGTCTGCGGAGACGCGACGGCGGCGAATCTGCTAGTCAACACGTTGACCATCTCTTCGGGGCACTCGTCAGCCACGCCGGCCAACGCGAACGCCACGGACAACATCGGTACGGTGACGGCGCTTCCGCAGGGTCGGCGGTTCACGGCGAGTTTCGACCCGCTGATGGTTCCGACCGCGAGTTACAGCTACGCTGCGAAGATGATCGCCGGCATCAGCGGGGAGATGTACTACACCATCGGTTCCGGGGCGGGCAACATCATCGAGGTCTGTGCGCCGAAGCCGGTTTACACGGGCCTGAGTTCCGTCATTCGCGACGGCGCTCGGGGGCAAAGCATGAATCTGTCGCTCGACACGACTTCGGGGGCCATCAACAACGAGATTTACATCATCACGCGGTAACGCACACGGGGAGGGACCATGGCGATTTTCATCAACCCGGACGAGCCGTTCGAGTACCGCTTCGAGGGGCACTCGGACCTCGGCCCGGTCTACGTCAAGCCGCCGACCAAGGCGATGTATCGGCAACTCGGGAAGATTGCGAAGAAGCTCGCGAGCGGGAACCCGGACGAGGTGACCGAGGCGGCCATCGACGGCGCGCAGCTCGTGCTCGACGGATGGGCGCTTGAGGAAGACGGCGCGTCCGTTCCCTACGAAAAGCAGTCGGATGGCAAGCCGACCGAGAAGACCGTCATGCGCCTGCCGCTCAAGTTCATGACCGAGGTCGTCGGCTTCGCCCTTGAGCGGTCCGTGCTCACGGAGGAGGACCGAAAAAACTCGCCATAGCCCTCGCCGTGGCGATGGGCGAAGCGCAGAAGCCGGACTGCTCGAGGTGCCAGCGGGAACCTGAGTTCAAGGAGATATGGGGCTGCGACGGGGAGACGGCGACGTTTCCCATCAGGTACGAAATCGGAGGTGTTGAGCACGAGACGAGGCGGTGCCCTATCGCGCTGCTGAAGGGCACCAACATACACGAGGTGCTGGACGCTTACTCGTGGATGAAGGAGTTCAACGCGACGCCGTTCGGACTCAGCCGCGAGGAGTTGCCTAGCACCTTCGTCGAGGCGGTGGCGTTCATCAGAACACTCGTGGACAAGCACGAGCGGAAACAGACAGCGGGCAACACGGATGGCTGACAAGAAGGCGCTCGAGGTTATCCTCGAAATCAAGGACCAGTTCTCGAAGACGCTGCAGAGGTTCGAGAGCCACGCCAGGGGCGCAATGAGCAAGGTGACGGGCCTCGTCACGGCCGGCGCGACCGCGTTCCTCGCCTTCGGCCAAGCACTCGGTGCCGTTGCCAGGATTGCCGGGGCGTTCTTCCGCACCGTCGTCACTGTCGGTCGCCACGCCAAGGAGATTCTTGACGGACTTGTCGAGAAGCACGACCGCCTCGATATGTTCTCGAAGCGCCTTGGCGTCACTGTCGAAGCCCTCCAGAAGCTCCACTATGCCGCCAAGTTGTCACAACTGAATATCCAAGCCTTCGACGTCGGCCTGCAGCGCATGACGAGGCGGCTTGCCGAGGTGCGCGAGACCGGCAAGGGCGTTGCCGTCGATGCGCTTGAACTTCTTAACCTCAAGATCAACGACTTCAGGGGCCTTTCCCCGGACGAGTCGTTCTTGCGCCTTGCCGACGCGTTCAACGAACTTGAGGACCAAGGCACCAAGGTCCTCGCTGCATTCAAGCTGTTCGACACAGAGGGTGTCGGCATGGTGCAGCTCTTCGAGCGGGGCAGGGACAAGCTTGAGGGGTTCATGCACGAGGCCGAGAAACTCGGCATCGTCTTCTCTGAGCAGCAACTCGCTCGAGCCAAGCGGCTCGGGGACATCTTCTTTAAGATCAGCGCGGCGTTCACAGCGCTCAAGGAACGCATTGTCGTTGACCTCGCCCCGGCACTCACGCACCTCGGAGAGAAGGTGCTCGGCTGGTATATCCAGAACCGACAGAAAATCATCGCCTCGTTCGCAGCAATCGCGAAGGACCTGCCGAGTTTCTTCGACATGCTGTATCTGGCAGCGAAGCCCCTCGTCATTGCGACGGGTGTTTCATTAGGAGACCTTCTTGGGACGGCAATCATCGACGGGATGCTCGCCGTCTTCGGAAGAATCAAGAACACCCCACTCGTCAAGACAATCCGCAAGATCTTCCCCGCAACGTGGGCCCAGGACGCACTCGGGGTTGACATCGAAGACTGGTGGATGGGGCAGATTAAGAAACTTGTCGGTGGCGTCGGCGAGTCTTCCGACCGGGCGTGGGGCCGATTCAGGAACGCGGCGATAGAGTCGTTCAAAGAGATCGAGAGATACTGGAACGAACTCAAACTCACGTTCGGAGGGACGATTGGAGGGGGCGGAAGGAAGGCGAGCACGGCCGGGGGCCGCGGTCGGTCAGGCGCTTACGCGGACGTCGAGGTTGAACTCAGAG